GTTGATGTGTATAGCCAGCGCCTCAAGACGAATGGAAACAGCCAGAGCTCGGTCTTTACGTTCTTCTTTTTTGGCATCGGTCAGCAATACGGCCAGTGCATCGCTATCGGTGTGAAAGCTACGGGTTTCGGTATTACGCATAATTGACTCTCCTGATTTCGGGCAATAAGAAGCCCGGCGGGTTTACGCCATTAAATTTCTGTTTGGATTAATTCGGCATGGTTAGCCGTTTGGGAAATAAGCTCACTACTGCACGAAAATGATTCATCGCTGTAATAAGCGCCTTTTTCTCGTCAGTAGTCAGCTCACTTAATTCGAACTCATGACGAGCCGCCGGTATTTTTGCCAGAAAGAAAATAGCGGCCAGCGCCCGATTATTTTCTTCAAATTGTGGGTCACGCTTATCGCGCATATCATCGACAAAGCGCTCAACCTCTTTCCAGCTATCGCCCCAATATCTCGCGCGCAATTCAGCCACATGATTGAGACCGGCCAGGCGTTCACCCGCTTTTAGCGGAACAGTTGCGGAAACAGCTTCGATAGCCATGATTCCCCCTGCTTTTGAGTAGAGAGGCCAGCCAGTAAATCGGCCTGTGAGTGGCTCGGGTGCCAACGCTTGCCGTCCTTACCTGCGATCCAGCCGTGGCCGTAGTACATGCCGGGACTTTGCTTAACGAGCAGAGACGCGAATGACGGTTCACTTTTCAGCATACGCACCTCAAATCAGACCGAATGACGCGCCAATACCGCTCATGGTATCGACCACGCTCGTCATAGCTGGATTAGTCTGTAAGCGTGCATGCAGCGCCAATGCCGACAAAGACAACATGCGAATACCTGAGTTAACGCTTTCAATCATGTTGTGCTTACGGGCAGAGGTTAGACGTTCATCAGATACCGCACCGCTCGCCAGCTCGCCGAGTTCACGCATTGCACGCATGACATAAGACTGCAATTTGTCTTTAGCCAGCTCATTAACCGGCACACATGGCAGGCAATGAATCTGAGCCAGAAAGCCATCAACGAGGGTTGAGTCTTCGGTCAGGTCAGTCAGTAGCCACAATTCAGGCGGCGTGAGCTGGTGCGGCTGTTCGGGATTTAGCTTGTTGCGTAACGTCTGAACATTCATACCGGCACGCTCGGCCAGCTTCGCCATGTTGTGACGCTGCGCGAAAGCGCGGCACGCTTCGTCATAGTGGGGATGTTTGGAAATCTGAAAATCAAACATGTTGCATCCTTATAATTCACATAAAGTGAATTAAGCACCGATGACGAGTTGAAAACGGGAATGACCCAACGCTTTCCGCATTTGTTCTTCTTTCCAGCGCGCGTAGTAGATACGAATCGGACCACCGGCTTTTTTGCAGCCTTTGCGGATAACACGCTGCTCGATTGGTACGCATGGGTTGTCACCAGTTGTCCAGCGATACGCGGTGCGCTCAGAAACGCCCTCTAACTCTGCAAACTGCTGCAGGGTAACGACAGGTGCGGGGATTTTGATGATTGCGATTTCAGAAGCCATATTGCATGATTCCTAAATTGATAACATTCAGACAATGAGTGCATAGTTTTTGCCGACGTTTGCCACTCACTGCCACCGTTCATAGCGATACTAATATTAATTTTAGTATCTAGCAACATAGGAATGCTAATTTTAATGCTTGAGACCAATTTTAATAACGAAGCGTTACTAAATAGAATCTGCGAGGTTTATGGTTTTACTCAGAAAATCCAACTCGCTAATCACTTCAAAATCGCAGCCAGTTCCTTACAGAACCGCTATACGCGGGGCAACATGTCGTATGATTTTGCTGTGCATTGCGCGCTTGAAACTGGCGTAAGCCTTAAATGGCTGATGACTGGTGAGGGAGAGAAAAACCTATCAGCTAATGAACCTCAACACTCAACGGAGCTTCCTTTGTTCGAATTAAGTGAAGGGGAGCTAACCAATATTGGTACTCTTTCGTTTGACCATCAGCTTTTCACTAAGCAGCCGAAAAAGGGTGCCTCAGTGAAAAGCGATAACAGCACCTATGTTATTGAGCAGGAATCCTCTTTGTCTGATGGCCTTTGGTTAGTAGATATTGAAGGCGCATTGAGCCTTAGAGAAATAACCGTTTTGCCTGGTAAAAAATTACATGTAGCCGGTGGAAAAGTGCCGTTTGAGTGCGGAATTGATGACATCAAAATGATTGGTCGTGTGGTGGGTGTATACAGCGAGGTTAATTGATGACTGTCCGTAAAAATCCTGCTGGCGGCTGGATTTGCGAGCTCTATCCAAACGGTGCAAAAGGCAAACGTATCAGAAAGAAATTCGCCACCAAAGGCGAGGCGCTTGCGTTTGAACAGTACACCGTTCAAAACCCGTGGCAGGAGGAAAAGGAAGACCGGCGCACGTTAAAAGAACTGGTTGACTCATGGTATAGCGCTCATGGCATTACCCTGAAAGACGGCTTAAAACGCCAGTTAGCTATGCGCCATGCGTTTGAGTGTATGGGCGAACCTCTTGCACGCGATTTCGATGCGCAGATGTTTTCCCGCTACCGTGAAAAGAGGCTAAAGGGTGAATATGCCCGTTCAAACAGGGTTAAAGAAGTATCGCCCCGCACGCTTAATCTTGAGCTGGCCTACTTTCGCGCAGTGTTCAATGAGCTAAACCGCCTCGGGGAATGGAAGGGCGAAAATCCACTAAAAAATATACGCCCTTTCCGCACAGAAGAAATGGAAATGGCCTGGTTAACTCACGACCAGATTGCGCAACTGCTCGGAGAGTGCAAACGCCATGACCACCCTGATTTAGAAACAGTGGTGAGAATCTGTCTCGCCACTGGCGCTCGATGGTCAGAGGCAGAGAGCCTGAAAAAAAGCCAGCTCGCGAAATACAAAATCACATACACCAACACGATAGGCAGAAAAAGCCGCACCGTCCCAATCAGCAGAGAGCTCTATGAGTCTCTGCCTGATGATAAAAGAGGCCGGTTGTTTAGTGATTGTTATGGGGCGTTCCGGTCAGCTTTGGAAAGAACAGGTATAGAACTACCGGCAGGACAGCTTACCCATGTTTTGCGCCACACCTTCGCCAGCCACTTTATGATGAATGGTGGTAATATTTTGGTCTTACAGCGCGTACTAGGCCATACCGACATAAAAATGACGATGCGATATGCGCACTTTGCCCCAGACCATTTAGAAGATGCAGTAAGATTCAACCCATTAGCAAATCAAACTCAGTTTTAAATAAAAGTAAAGCAATGAACGTCATCATTTGATAAAGATCTTAAGGATAAACGAAATGGATGCTGTGACAGATTTAAGAAAAAAATATGTTTTAAACCTTGAGGCATTGAAGCCGGGGGATATTATACTTGAACATGGCTACAAACTTCACAGCCTTGCAATTATGAAAGTTACTGGAAGTCATTACTCTCACGCCATGTTATACGAAGGCTCAACAATCATTGAAGCAACTTCTAGCGGAGGGGTATTTAGCAAGGTTCCAAATAGATTTGCAGTTGTAAACAAAAATGATTTAAAGGTACTTCGGCTAGAAAATGAAATTTCTCCTGAAGATATGAAAAATATTACAATGACAGCAAGGGCCCTGACGGGGTCAAGCTATAACAAATCTGAGGCTGTTAAGGCTGGAAAGAAAAAAAAACCAACACAAAAAAGATCGAATGGACAATTTTGCTCTAGATTGGTAGCACAATGTTACGACAGTGCTGATATAAAACTTGTTGAAAATGTTAGCTATTGTTCTCCCGCCGACTTAGAAATATCACCCTTGTTGATAGAAGTTGAAAATGCTGTCAAGGAGGCATCGGAGGCTGAGTTAGCACATGCCCTAGCCCCAAGCATTCATACACAACATCACAAAAGCTCAGTCGATTGGGTTAAAGCTGCAAAAAAAATCCTTAGAAAATCAGATGTTGAGGCTGAAACTATTAATGACATTTACAGTGCAACTCTTAGACTGAGAAATCCTAAAGTTGATAAATTAATATTAAAAGAGATTACAAAAGCAGGGCATTATAGTTTTTACCTAGAAGATAAAAAAGCAAATTCATTTAGATATGACATTTCTGAATTCGCCGATAAAATCGGTGATGACATTTCAAAAATTGATGGTGAAATACACAAAGAAATATCAATTGTTGAAGTGCAATCCGTAAACCTGAGAAATTTCAAAAAGTATTTCGATGCTTATCCTAGCTGCCTAATGTCAGCGGAAGTAGATTTATACAGAGGAATATTAGACATTACCAACGAAAGGTTAAAAATTATTACCGAACATTGTAAAAAAAACAATTTAACACCAGAACTTCTTCCAGTAGCTTTGAGTATGATTGAATATATTAATGATATTTAAATTTCCAATTCCTTTTCGGTGGGTAAATATATTTGCCCACCTTTGTTATGATAAATAACTAATCAAAACAACTATAATGCTTAGTGACACATAGTTACTTTTTTGACCGCTATGGGCGCTAGTTTACTCAGATAAGACTGGTTTTGAATGGCGATAAAATGGCGATAGAATGGGCTAATAATGGGTAATCATTGGCAAACAGTGACAATCTATGTCAATGATAAACAACACAAACTATTGATTTTCGGTTGTTCCGATAGGAACTCATAATCGCTTGGTCGTTGGTTCAAACCCAACAGGGGCCACCAGATAAAACAAGGGCTTGCGTGAAAACGCGAGCCCTTTGTTATTTATTCAGCCAGCTGTAATCAGACAATTTCATCGCGCCTCACCTTACTTTCTCGCCTATATTTGCGCCGTCCGTTTTTCGCAGGTCGCCCACGGATTCAACGAGCATGGACCTCATTTTTGCCGCATCCCTGAATACTGCTACGCTCATCCCTAATATTATCCTGCCTTGCGCTTTTGCTTCTTTCACGAATTATTGCCGCTGATATAAATAACCAAAGCCAATTTCAGGCAATATTAATCTTTGCGGTTTACTGCTTTTAATCAGGCCACGAAAATTCAATAACCCATTAATAATAGAGTATTTTCACCCCTTCAGGCCGGTAAATGGATTTAATTGACTGCCCTTAACAGGCCAAATCGCTATTTATTATTCGCTATTTCCCGTTCTGATTCCTGTAAGGCGATGAGGAGTTATTGCAGCGGAAAATTATCTACTCCCTGGGTCAAAGCCTTTGATTCATAAGGAGTAACCTAACTACGCGTTATTATTAATATTTGACACTATTTGCTGCACATTGTATAAATCTGCGCCGTGGTATTAATTCTCATTTACGTTTAAGCCTGATACGGGCCGCGGCGACATTTTTAAAAAGGATAGGGTCAGATGAAGAAAGTCATAAGTGCATTAGGACTGGTTTTTGCCGCTGTAAGCTCCGCGTTTGCCACCACCTATCCCGTCACCATTGAAAACTGCGGTTATCAGGAAACCTTTACCAAAGCCCCTGAGCGGGTCGTGGCGCTGGGTCAAAATACCGTTGAGATCCTTCTGCTGCTGGGTCTGCAGGATCACGTCGTTGCCAGCGCGTTTTGGCCGACCAAAGTGCTGCCGTCATTAGCGGCCAAAAATGAAAAAATCAAAACGCTGACGGTAGAGATCCCCACGCTTGAGTCGATTCTCTCGCAAAATCCTGACTTCGTACCTGCACAATTGCCTCTGCTGCTTGGGCCGGAAAGTAAAGTCGCCAAACGCGAAGATCTGGCGACCGTTGGGGTTAACAGCTACATGTCGCCCGGCATGTGCGCCACCAAAAAGGCCGTGGGCGATATGTACGGCAGCCGCCAAAAATTATGGGATATGACCTTTCTCTATAAAGAGATCGCTGACTTCGCGACCATTTTCAACGTGCAGGATCGCGGCGATGCGCTGATTGCCGATTTCAAAAAACGCGAGAGCGATCTCCGTAGTGAATTCACGAAAAACAAAAAAGATCTGTCATTCGTCTTCTGGTTTTCCAGCTCTTCCCCTTCTGCAGATGCCTATGTCGGTGGTAAGAACAGCGCATCCGGCTTCATTGCCAACGTGCTGGGCGGGCACAACGCCATCACGTCTGAAACCGAATGGCCAACGGTTGGCTGGGAAAGCATTATCGCGGCGAACCCGGATGTCATCGTGGTCTCCAGCCTTGACCGAAACCGCTGGGCGCTGGATAACGCCGAAGAAAAAATCAAATTCCTGAAAAGCGATCCTGCGGTGAGCCAGCTGGACGCGGTCAAAAAAGGCCATATCGTGGTGATGGATGGCCAGGCCATGAACCCCACTATTCGCACGATTTACGGCGCAGAACAAATTGCTGAACAGCTCAGAAAAATGGGGCTGAACTGATGACCATGGCAGTGAAACAGGCCCCGCAGGGCTTGTTATTAACAACGTCAGTGCTGCTGGCGTTGTGTTTGCTGGCTATTGTGATCGCCATTGGCGTCAGCGTGGGAGAACTGTCGATCCCGCTGGAGAACGTGTTTTACGCACTGACTAACCGGCTGGGGCTGACCCAGGTTCCGCTCAATCGCATTTATGAAAGCGTAATATGGGACTTCCGCCTGAGCCGGGCACT